ATAGTAGAACAGACGCAGCACTGGATCGTCTTTACATGATCTGGAAGATTATCCGTAATTACACGAATGAGCTGCTCTGTCTCCTTCTTGCACATTCGGCAGTTATAGCGCAGCTTGTCCATAGTTGCTCCCTTTTAGATTCTCGATCGGCTGTAGATTCTTTTGATCTACCCACCAAGTAGGCTGCTTAGAGTTCTTATACTTAGGCCGCTTAGCCATGGCTACAGGTATCCAGCCCGCTAGTCTGTAATTCGGGCTAGTTCCGACTACGAGAATGGCTACATCTGTCTGGCGATCACTTTCGTAGATGATGAGCTGGCCAGATTCGTAACGTGTCCACTTCACTTCGATAAAGCTTCCGACATCTGCCGTCTTCTTAAACTGTGAAGCTCTAGGATCGAAGTCGACGTAGCCAAGGTAACGCGCTACCAAGATCTCGGCGACTATTGATTCGGCTACTTGGGCGACGTAATCGTGAAAGCCTAACGCTCTGTCGTAGCGGCTATTGTGATCTGGCTGTCCTTGAATCTGGGCTATTCGCTCCAGAGCTACGGTGTGAGCTAAGACTTTATCTTCTATCGTGGGCTTTATCTTCATCGATATAAGCCACAGAGCCAGATTAACTTCTCTCTAGCTTGTCCCTTGGTATAGCCGAACTTATCGAACTTTACGAGCTTCTCGCAGTTGTCGCACTGTTCGATCGGATACTCGGCTATAACTTCGCCATTCTGAAAGAGTTTCCCAGTCATGGTCTGCGGATAAAGAATCTCCATGTAATCGCTCATCGTTAGACCTGTGGCTTCCACTTACCATCGCTGGCCAAGACGTACCAAGCGGGCGCGCACTGCGTCGCCTTTGTGCGTTCTGGGCAGAAGTAGCCGCCCCAGTTCTTAGGCGCGCCTTCGTGGGCTTGCTTCCAGATTCGATGACCATGGCTGCACTGTGGAGCTTCTGCCACTAGCTCACCGCCTAGCTGCTTCTTGATCTCGTCCATCGATGATCCAAGGCTAGGAATGCCGCTCTGTTCTGCTTCTTCGGCTGTCTTATAGCTTGGCACTTCGCCGAACTTCTGTGTCCATGGATCGTAATCGTCGGCCGTTGAGTTCGCTACCTTCGCGCTTACGGTTTCGACTTTCTCCATGTCCTGTCTGGTCGGACGCTTATCCGCTCCGAGTAGTAGACCGATGGCTCGTCCTATTGCAGACGTGACCGTATCTTCTACGAAGAACTTCTTCATGTTGACGTTATAAGTCGCTACGTTACCGAATGCGTAATCGGTAGCCGATGGATAGAGATCTTCGTACTCGCGAAAGATCTGGGCTTGGATAAGGACGTAACCCTTTTCGGCGTTAAAGTCTACGATCGACGTCTGGACTCTAGCTGTAGGGTGTGTAGCCCATAGGCGGGCAATTCTGGCGGCCACATCTTCGTAGTTGTCTAAGAAGCTCATTAGCGCACGTCCTTAGCTGCGTGACGTGATACAGCTCGACCGCGCTTAAAGCCTTCTCGCTGGCCTTCTCGATAACCGACTGAGTAGCTCATAGCTGCCCATAGAATGCCCGCAATAGCCATGAGGACGAATAGTCCTAATTCACTTGATGTCATTATTTGCTCCCGATACTGGGAGCGACGTTCGCGCTCCCGATGTAAAGAGTGAAGCAAGAACGCTAATAGGTCAAGATTCCCGCTTATCTGTCGGCGTGTCGAGTGGCTTCGGCTTCGACTTTAGTCCGTTACCCGCCAGAACTCCGCCAAGTGATCCAGTTAAGAAGATTGCCAGAGTCTTTAGAAGATCAATAAAGGCCGCATCATTCGGAGCTTGATTACCGATCGGCTGTGTAACGAAGATAAGAGCGTAAGTAATTCCAAGAGTGACGATCAAGAAGACAGCGGCTAAGGTCGATCCGATTATAAGGATGAGAGTCGCGTGGACTTCTTCTGGGCTACGGCGTCGGGCTGGGCTGTGGAGCTTCTTCTCCAAGGACGTCGCTAGTGCATGTTCCAGTAGGGATACATTGCGGCTCTTGGCATTCTGGCTTCGACCAGTTTTCGTATTCTTGGCATTCATAGCGAACCCAACCCTGATAACCACAAGCGGAAAGCCCGACCGAAAGGACTAAGGCCAGACTTCCCGCGAGTAGTTTCCGAGTCACTTCCCCTGTAACCCGAAAGCTGAATCTTTTGGATTTAGCCAGCGTAGGACTACAGGCAATACGGCGGCAAGGCCCGCCATGCCGATCGCCTTGGGATCTGTAACTCCAGCCATGTAAACCGCAATAGCCGCAGCTAAGAAGCTACGCGCCCAGCTTGCTAATAGAGCTTTTAAGTTTTCCACTCTTCTTCTCCGTTTTCTTCGGCTTCGCTGCCGATTCGGTGGGAACTTCGACGACAGGATAGTCGCCAGCGTAAGCCACGAACTTAGGACGTCCGAACCCTACGACTTCTTTACCGCTTTCGAATGCGCGCTCTTTGACCATAACCATTCCGCCGTTACGCTGATCGCCAGTTCCCGAAGTGTTACCTTCGATCGTAATTACAGTCTTCGACTTAACTCCTACGACGATTCCGATGTGCGAGATACGATCAACGCCATCATGCGGAAAGTCCATAAATGCAAGATCGCCGATCTTAGGCTCTGTCTCTACCCAGCGACTTACTTCTTTGAGCTTATGCGCGCCCGCAGCTGTTGAGACCATAGAAGGAAGCTTTACGCCCGCTTCATGGAAGCACCAGTTAACAAAAGATCCGCACCATGGCAGACCATCGGCTTTAGTAAACTTTCCGTACTTTGTAAGATTGTTGCCTTCTTCTACTGTCCCGACTTCTTTGAGTGCTACTTCGACGACTGCCGCAGCTGTTCCGATTGGGTAAGTCATGACAGAAGTAACTTCGCTTCCTCTTCGGTTATGTTAAGACGTTGAAGTAAAGCAAGTCGCGCGGCCGCGTTTTCGGCGGCTAATTGTAAAGCTGCTTGGCGTTGTGCCTCTTCGTTTTGGACTTCTAATTCTCTAGCAGCAATTTCGGCAGAAGTAAGTTCGATTTCTTTCACTTCTCCCGTTTCGACGTTTATCTCTATTTTGTGCATTAGTTCACTCCGTATAAGTAGGCATTACCTGCTGCAAATGTGCTTGTTGATAATGAAAGATCAATTCGGGTAAGTGCCGTCGCAGATGAATAAGCCCAAGCTGCGTCAATAATTCCATAAGCAGCGGTGCTCATGTCATAGACATTTACAAAACGACCTAATTTAACAGCCGTTGATGCTGTGTAATCAAAAAAATCAATAACTGTGTGATTAAGTGCGGCACCTGTGGATGGTGTATCTCCAACCAAATTCACGTTTGCCGCATCTGATGAAGAAATGATTGATGCTGTTCCCGAATTGTTCAGTTGTTGTCCGATGCGATCATAAAGTGCTGAGGCATCATTGTTGATTGTAAATCTTAATGATCCTCCATTTACTTCCCAATCAGTTATCACCAATTTCAGATCTTTGTAAGATCCGCTGATTGATGTAAACGATACGGAAGATCCAGATAATGCAGTAGAGGCAAGAAGAGTCATAGATCCAGAAGCGGCGGTCGCCCACTTTATTCCAGTGCTGGCCGTAGAATCTGCGGTTAAAACTTGTCCGTTAGTTCCTACAGCTAAACGCGCTGGAGTATCGGCTGCCGTCGCTGTAATTAGATCACCTTTAGCGTCAAGAATTACTAAAGGATCGATAGCTGTCCATGTGAAGTCCATGTCTGTGTTCGAGTTCTTGGCTAAGACTTGGCCTGTAGTACCGCCTTTAAGATCCACTAAAGAAGCATCGATAGAGTCGCCAAGTGTCTCGATCGCTGTCGCACCGTCTTTTACTAAGTCGGTCGAAGTCGGAACGCTCCAGCCGAAATTGGGTGTAGTAGTTGCCATGTTTTCCTCTCTATGCGACTACTGTCGCTTCTAACCATGTAAGTGTAGGGCTTAAAGTGTTCCATGCTTCGGAAGCTGGCACGTCATTCCAGCGGAACGCGTCGAGAGAATAAGAGATTGGCGTAACGTAAAGATCGATAGCCAGAGAGTTATACCCAGCCGAAAATCTCCAGCCTTCTACGAATCCCTGAAAAGCCAGACCCATGTTCGCGGGTAGGTCTGTAATGTTTACAGGCATTCCCATAAAGACGCCGATAAGAGAATCACGATCTGAATCGCTTACGTTAGGGCTGCCCAGCGGATAGCGAATCGACTCGAAGTTAGCGCGTGGATAAGCGCGAAGAGCTAGATAGAAGTTGGCTTGGCTTGTCGCGTCTACGCCGTTCTCCAGTGTAGTGAGAATGTTTTGGGCCAGTGATCCATAAGTCGCGATAGATGTCGCGTCGCTGGCTGTGTGTTGATCGCCGTTTTTATAAGTGATCGTCACTTCATTACGGACGTCGCCCGCTCTGGTCGAGATTTGTAAACCGCTGGAATAAGCGTCTAAAGCTGAAAGATCGACATAACCGTTCGTAGCTAGATACTGCCCGCGATGCGTGGAATCGGCGTAACCTATTCGGCCTTGACCATCTTCGTAAATGTAACCGAGTCCAGAAGTGGCTAAAGCTGCGACTAGCGAATAAGCATCTGTCACATTACTAGCTCTCGAAGTTAGTTCGTAATTCCCTGGGCGATCGATTTCACCGACGCCACTGTTTTCGGCGTTAGCCCATGTCGTCGTCGCGTCATAAACTGCCCAAGTAAGAGCGGCTGGAACTTCATTCCAAGCTCCGTAAAGAATGCCATCGAGTACGTCGTAGATCTGATCTCCGTCAAAGTCTTTAGATAGGACGCCTTCTGTTAATACCTTCGGAAGACGTGAAAGTGCGCCCAGTGCCGTAATTGTCGTACTCTGTACGAGTCCGCCAGTTCCCGATCTTTCGACTGTCGTAAGAATGTCGCTAACGCTTCCGCCGAAGATGGCCACTGGAGTAGCTGCCGAGTTCTGGACGAAGACAGTTATCCCAGAGTTAATCGCTACGGTTACAGGCTGGTCGTCGATGTTGAGAATAGATAAACTACAGTAGCCCGCTACCGCTTGCTGGTAGATGTCTCGGCGGCCCGATTCTATAGTTAGATTCGCTAGAGTTATGTTCCGATACTCGACTCCATCGATTAGAACGCTCCAGACTGGAGTCCACTGGCTCATGCCGTTACGAACGCTCCCGCGCCTAAAGTGCCGCGCGCTTGGGACTTATTAACTAAGTCGACGATCGTTCTAGCTGCCGATTCCGGATCTCCGACGACTCCCATGTTAACAGTGATGTTATTAGTTGGAGCTGGCGTTACGAGTTTATTAGCAGCGTTCCTCTTCATAAGTTGCTCTAAATTGTAGGCCTGTAAATTGGCTAACATTTTGGCGCTGTATTCTGCCGCTGGAATACCTGTTGCAATGCCCATCGCATTTCTAGGCGTTGGGTCTAATCCTCTATCTATTGCCCATCGTAACAGTGCGCTGTATTGGGCATCGGTCAAAGCCGCTAACTCTGGCGGAAGATCAGCAGTAGATGGCGGCCCGATTATTCCGCCACCGCCATCACCGTTATCAAAAGACATTCCAGCTTTAAGACCCTTAGCTCCACCATCGAAAAAGTTAGTAATCGGATTATTCTTAATGAAGTCGATAATCTTCTTAATGCCGTTATAAGCGTTCGTAATGAATGTAACGAACTTCGAGAATGTCGTAACTACGCCAGCCAAAATCGTTCCAAGTCCTTCGAGTGCTGTCTTAAATGCTCCACCGATAATCGGGACGAGATACTTATCCGTAAATTCCCAGATCTTTTTTAAGAATCCGTAGAATGGCTCTAACTCGTCGGAATTGTCCGAGACCGCTTTTTTAATTTTGTCAAATGCGGATTTAAGTCCTTCGAGAATTGGGCCGACGATCTTTCCGATCGCTGGGATTATCTCTTCGTAAAGGAACTTCCACCATGACGTCAAGATCGGAAGTAAATCCTCTTTTATTACCTTAAAGATCTGACCGAACGCTGGCCCAAGTGTTTCGCCAAGATTCTTCGCGAAGTCCTGAATCGCTGGGATTCCCTTATCGACGAATCCAGACAGAAGCGGAGTAAGCGCATCGAGAACGTAAGAACCTACAGTCTCTTTCGCTTCATCGAATGCAACAGTAAGACGCGCCATCTTTCCCTGAAAAGTCTCGGCTTGCTGAGAAGCTTGGCCCTCGAAAGTAGTCGCTAAAGCTGCCGCAGCCGCGTCGAAGTTCTTGGACTTAATGATGCTCTCATCGATTCCGACACCGAGCTTCTTTAGTGCGCCTAGATTGCCGTCGTAAGCTTTACCAAGAGCTTCCGAGACAGTCTTTAGATCTTTACCTGTTCCCGCTGCGATGTCGAGAGCTAAGGTCTGGAGTTCTTGGGCTTTCTGTACGTCTTTCGTCGAGCGAACTAACCGATCCAAGCTGGGACGTAGAACGTCGTCTGTAATGCCGTTCGCCAGTGCCGTTTGAGTTATGTAGTCCTCTGTAGCCTTGATCTGGGCATCTGTCGCGCCTGTAACGTTCTGTAAAGTCGTCGCGAGTTTAGCCTGAGCTGCTTCGTCTTCGATTGCGGACTTAACGCCATCGACAAGCAGAACGCCAGCATAAGCAGCCGCAGCCGCTCCAGCCGCAGCGAACGCAGCTCCCGCCTTCTTAGCGAATCCGCCCATCTTAGATCCGAAGCCTTCGACTTCATTCTGTGCGCCTTTTACGCCCGCCTTTAACTGATCGAAGTCGGCATCGAAAGTTATCTTTATCTTCGGAATGCCCGCCATTAGTTAAGCCTCAATTCTTTAGCGATCTGCTGAACCATAAGCGAGTATTCGCGGGCTACGACTGGGACATAGAAGTCGACCGCTGGAGCGATCCAGTAGCCGCGCTTATTGTAGGGAGTCTTAAATCTGTTAGTAAATGTTCGGCCGATTGAGTCGACGCCGCCATGCGATCCGTACTCTGTTCCCCATAACAGCGCGCCCGCTGGCGCAGCTTGTCGACGAACCTTTGCGCCTTTACCGCTCTTAGAAGCTTCTCCGCCATAAGGACGACCGACCTTCTTAGGGCCACCGATGTCGACGCGAATAAGACGATCGCGTGGAGACTTGATCGTCTGGACTACTAGCTTCGTC